GGCCACATCGTCGCCTCCTCAGACGTTCGTCGACATCGGTGTGCCACCCTGGCTCAACAGTGCCTGGATGTCGGGGACGCTCAGGCCACCCTGGATGATCAGCGGCAGCAGGTTGCCCATCACCGACGAGAGCATCGCGTTCGTGTACTGGTTGTTCGTCGAGTAGTTGCTGTCCGACAGCTGGTTGGCCCGCTGCCAGTTGGCCTGGTTCTCGGCCAGCTGACCCTGGTAGTTCTGGTCGTAGATCTGCGCGGCGCGATCGTCCCAGCGCTGCTGCCACTGGTTCTTCGCTGCGCCCTGCTGCAGCCCGATGCCGGTGTCTCCCTGCAGCTTGGCCATGTCGTACATCCGGCCGGTGTTGGCCTGGTCCTGCTGGTTGGCGTAGCGACGGTTGGTCGCATCCTGCGCCTGGTTCTGCCCGAGGATGCCGAGCAGGTTGCCGAACGCCCGGTCCGCTCCGGCTGCCTCGCCCGCTGCGCCCTGAGTCATCTGTGGGCTGGCGCCCTGCGAGGCGAGCATCCGCTGGATGGCGTCGGTGGACTGGCCGGGCGCCTGACCGAAGTTCGCCGTCTGCTGCGTGGCGTACGGGTTGTTGGCGTAGTTGCGATCCATGAACCCGCTCAGCGCCTGGTACGCCTGGTCGCTCTGCGCCCGATCGTTGGTCACCGCTTGGCCCAGCTGGTTGCGCAGGTTGTCGTACATCGACGTGTCGAAGGCGGAGATCTGTGGACCGGCGTAGTCCGGGGCGTCGAATGCCGGACCTGCCTGCTGTGCGCCGGGACGGGCCTTGCCGAGTAGCTCCCACATCTTGGCCAACTGGTCCTGGTTGAGCATCGGGTTGGCGGCACCACCACCGCCACCACCGCCACCACCGCCACCTCGACCACCCGAGCCACCGCCGGAGTACACGGGCTTCAGCCTGTTCGTCGGCATCCCACCACCGCCGTTGCCCTGCGCGGTCATGTACGCGTAGATGTTCCGGTTGACCTCACTCGGGTTGCGCGCATCACCGATCAACCCAGGGTTCTGTGCGGCGATGTTGCCCGACGCCGTCCCCGGCTCCAGCCACGAGCCCGACTCGCCGGTCCAGTTGCCGGTGCCGTAGCTCGGCACGTTGCCCGACTGGCGGTTGGCCTTGGCCGTCGTCGTTGTCGATGGCTTCTTCGGCAGCTTGCCGCCCCATCCGGTACCACTCATCAGGTCCCCCCGAAGTACGGGCGCAGTGCTTCGAGGCCCTGCGCTGCGCGAGCAATCGCGTTCTGCTTCTGCGTCTCCATGTCAGCCAGGTTGTACTGCAGTCCGGACGACAGGTTGGCCTGGTTCAGGTCGAAGCCCTGCAGTTCCTGGGTCAGGTCTTGCTGGCCGCGCATGTAGTTCTGCGCGTAGTCGCCCAGGTAGTTGCTCATCGACTTGTTCATCGTCCCCGAGCGCACGCCACCGCCGGACAGGCCACGCTGACCGAACCCGGCGTACGCGCTAGGCAGGGACCGGTTGAAGTTCTTGGTCAGGTCACCGAGGTTGCGGCTGCCACGCTGCTGGGAGAGGAACCTGCCGTAAGCGTTGGTCGCGGAGTCGGTGTTGAACTTGTAGTTGAGGGCATCCGAGCCGCGCTGATAGGCCCCTGTGTCGACCACTCCATAGCCTTCGAGGCTGGCCATCAGCGGCACCTGATGATGTACGGGATCGACAAGAACGGCGGCATGTTCGTTCCCGTCGGAGCGACACCCGCCTGCGCTGAGGAGCCGTTGAACGTCGGCGTCTGAGACGAGTGGGTGTGGTTGGAGGAGACGCCACCGGTATTAGCGGTGAACGCGTGGAGGTGGTCGGTCACCGAGTGGGTGTGTGCCCCGGCAACAGAGGTCGACGGGACGAAGCCGTAGGCGTTCTCCTCGCCCAGGTCGATCCCGGCCGACGGACTGGCTCCGAAGCCATCGACGATGAAACCACTCGATCCGGAGAGCGCGACGACGTGGCTGTGATCACCGTTACTGCTCGTTCCCAAGGCGCGGTCGGATGCACCGGTCATCGCGCTCACCAGGTGGGTGTGGTCGGCGCTGATGAACCCGGTGTTGTTCGCCGCGTGGGTGTGGTCGATCGAGTGCGTGTGCGTCGGGAGCGATGAGTCCTCGCTGCCGCCCGTCTGTCCGAGGGCGTGCGTCCCGCCGACACCGAGCGGGAACCGGCCACCGAAGTTCGGGGCGTTGAACGATCCGCCCGAGCCACCCCAGGAGTAGCCGATCACGGCGAACAACTCCGGGTACGTCGCGGTCTGGAGTGGCGCTCCGTCACACGCCAACCACCGACCATTGGCCGGGAGGACTGCGGCGGCGTACATCATCACGATCCCGACCGGCAGCACCTGATCGACGTACTGCTTGGGGGCGGCGTCGAGCGCGGCAACCGGGTCACCGACCAGCTTCAGCTGCGCGCGCATTGCCACGGTGCCGTCGCGCTCGATGACCTCCTGATTGATGTGATCCTCGACGCGCGTGAAGTTCGCCTCGACCGGCTGCGCGTTGGCAGGCGTCAGGTTCTGCAGGTCGTACTGGAACTGAAGTTTGCTCATGTGCGCTCCCGGCGACCGATCGGCTTGATGACCACTGCGTCCACTCCCCACTTGCGTCGCGGTGTGTTCGGGGAGCGACTGAATCGCATCTGCACCGCCGAGGCGATCCCCATTGAACCGCCGCGGATCATCACCGAACCGATGTGCTCGGTGCCCCAGTTGGCACCACGCGGATCAGCGGCACCGAGTTCGGTCCAGTCGAAGCCGTGGTTGATCACGTCGTCGGCACCGGCCGTGGTCCAGTAGGCCGAGCCGAGCGAGGGGATGGTGATCGTCCGCACCCGCCGGGCGAACGTCTCGTCGTAGTCGTGGAACGTCTCGATGATCACCTCGGTGTCACGCGGCACGCGCGGGCAGATCACCCGTGGCCGCTTCCACGACTTCTTCGTGTCCGGCTGATTCATGTTCATCCACGGCGTGCGGTAGAAGCTGTCGAACTCCTCGTGATCGACCGTGTTGAGCAGGTCGTCGTAGCTGTCCTCGATCGCATCGAGGGTGATGGCGATGGCCATGTCCTTGGCCCACATGAACCCCAGCGGGAAGGTGGCGTTGACGTCGGAGCCATCCACCACCGGAGCGACGGCGCCGTACTTCGACACGTACATCGTCCACGCGCCCTGACCGACGTCGGGATCAGCGACGAACAGCGTCACCGGCCACGTCGTCGACTGGCCCGTCGCCCGGCGGGAGTGACGACCCTTGGTCGTCGGCGCCACCGGAGGCGTGCGCTGCAGCACCGAGTCCTTGACCCACGGCGTACTGATCCACAACCGTCGCCCGGCCCAGGAGACGAACACGTTCTCGTAGGCGGTGATCTCCTCGAAGGCCGGGCTGAGGTTCTCCGACAGGTGCGTCGGTGCCTCGCCCGTGTAGCCGTAGATCCCACCGACATCGTTGGCCGAGTAGAAGTACACCGCCGTCTCCGACGCAGTGATCGCCGTCGAGCACGGCGCACCGATCCAGGCGGAGACCTTGGTCAGCTGCCATGACTCGCTGTCGTAGCCGTACAGCGCCCACAGGCTGTTCGTCTTGAAGATCAGCAGGTGATCACGGAACGACAGCATCCCGGTGATCTTCCCGCCACCGATCTCGATGTCGAGGTAGTCCTCGTCACGGAACGAGTCGGGCCGGTTGGGGTGTGACCAGCGGACGCGGTTGGGGTGGGTGGCCCCGGCCTCGAAGATGTTGGCCACGAACATGTATCCGGCGTGGCCACGGATGTGCTGAGCGGGCGGCATGACGTTGAACGTCGGTGCGTCGACCTCGGAGTACGGGCCGGGCGTCATCGTCGTCATCGACAGGTCGGCCTCGAAGCGGACCGGCGCGTTGGAGTAGCCGAGCACGGAGTACATCTGCTCGCCCCACACCGCCCAGTCGGCCATGTGTGGCTCGGCGTTGCACTGACCGACGAGCAGCGAAGTGAACGCCCCGGACATGTCGCCGCGGCACATCTGGTTGTTGTGGGTGACGTAGATCAGCTGCCCGGCCACGCGGTTGTGCCAGAAGGCGTTGCGTGGCATGAAGTCCATCGACGGGTCGGAGACGTCGTGGATGTCGACGTCGTTCCACCGCCGCCATCCCCGCCGAGTGGTGAACCCACCGCGTGGATCGACGTCCACGTTGAGCAGATCGGGCGACTCGTTGGGATCCAGCTGGAACTGGCTCTCGCGCAGGTTCAAGCCACCGACGAACGTCGTCAGTGCGGCGGGCTGGAGGCGGTTGGCGCTCACGGGGCGGGCGGAACAACGACGAAGCTCGGACCCCAGCCGGTCGGCGCACCACCGTGCATGACGAGTGGCTTGTTGCCCACCGGCTGCATGATCGTGCGCAGCTGCTGAGTCAGGTCACGCTGCCAACGAGCGAGGTACACGCCTTCCATCACCTCGTCTTCCTGCTGGGCGTGGACGAGGGACATGGCGAAGTAGCACAGCGTCGCGTGCAGCCGTGGATCCAGATCGGGGATGGACGAGGCAGCGTTGTCCCACACTGGCTGGCGATAACCGCGCAGGATCAGGTCGACGTGCTGCTCTCGACCAGGCAGCGGCCACACGTACACCGCCCCGTTCCAGATCGAGTAGTACACCGACGTCCGGTCGCCCTCGCCCTCGACCGTGCCGAAGGAGTTCTCGGCGTTCTCGTGGACGATGGACACGAGCTTGTAGCCCCGTCCCGCCTCAACGATCGACAAGATGCCGGGGATGTTGACATCCGCGGGCAGGGTGATTTCAACAGTCCCCGGCACCTTGGCGATGGTCCAGGTCGTCTCGTTGCGTGGCCACTCGTTGGAGAAGGCCATCGTCCGGTCGAACGCCTCCTGCAGGTAGACGTTGAGCAGCCGGTCAGGCAGGTCCGTCTCATCGAGTTCGAGGTGATCGCGGACGTACGTCCTCAGTCCTGCGACGTCGATGACGTCACCTCCTTCTCAGTCCACGCGTTGTACACGCCTGCCTTGCGGGCGTGGAACACACACAGCCCGAGTTCCTGGATGGGGTGCGCCTTGCACGTCCCGTCCTTGCCCTTGCAGGTCACCTTCTTCGGTGGCTTGACCACCTTCTTCGGGTCCTTGTACGGCGCGCTCGACCACAGCGCCGCCGACTTGACGTGCTCACCAGCTGACTCGGGACGTCCGGTCGAATACACCGGGTCTCCGACGACGGCGTACTGCAGCTTGACGCTGGCGCCATTGGCCAACGCTGGCTGGATGTGCGAGGAATCCTTGCTGGCGGTCACGTGCCCTCCTGTTCCGGGGCCGCTACTACACGTGTAGTAGCGGCCCCGTCATCTTGACTGTCAGGGGGTCGGGACGACGTTCGTCACCTTGAAGTTGCGCCGACGCTCGCGGGTGGTGGTGTTGCCGTAGGTCGTGATGAACGACACGCGGGCATCCATCGTCGATCCGGCGGGCGAGCCGGGGATGGTGCCGTTGCCCGAGGGCGCGGTACCGACCGTGCCGACACCGGAGCCGGTCGTGGCCATGCCGGTCAGGTTGGCGGTGAACGGCGACTGCTTGAAGTTGCGGTCGCTGTGGATCGTCAGCCCGACGTACTTCGAGTTGAGCCCGATGGCTCCACTCGTCGGCGCGTCCGGGTCGTAGTAGATCGGCACGTTCTTGAACATCAGGTTCTGGAACCCGAGGTTCGCCTTGTTCGTGTCGGTGTACCGGACCTGCGGGGTCAGGCTGCCCTCGTACATCTCGTAGACGTTCGCTCCGGCGAAGAT